AGACCAAACTTTACGTGAAGTTGCCGGTTTCAGACACGTATCGTATTAAACCGGATAAGCTTGTAGTATATTTGAGCCGATGGTTCTAAAGACGCGGGTTCGACTCCCGCCGCCTCCACCAATTTTAAGTGTAAATTTATAAAAGGATTTTAAATGAAACCAGAATTTGAAATAGATTTTTCTGATGATATAAAAGTTAAAAAACTCGACGATCTAACTTTTGAAAAAACCAAAGAGTCTTACCTTGAGTGGGCTTCTAGAGACTTTGAGTATTTAGATATAGAAATTAAAGACTTATTAAATATGCCCCCGCCCGCTAACTCAAGCGATGAAACCCGAAAAGAGTTATTGTACATAAAAGAGTTTCCTAAATATGAGAATTCTGAGCATCTGGCTGCTCACTTAAAAGAAATGGATGAATCTCCTGAAGGGTTTATATACGATTATCACGAAGAGCTTACTGGCGAAAAAATAGACTTGGACGATATAAGATACAAGGTTATAGGCGATTCAAATACGTTAATTTTGAAGTTAAAGCTTCATTATGGTAGACCCAGACCTTATCAATTAGCGCCTTACCATAACATCAATATAGATTATAATGAATCTATACAAAATAATTCAGCAGCTACACCGGCATATCCGAGTGGACATACCGCTTCAGCATTTCTTGCGGCGAGTATTTGCTCGCTAATGTACCCAGACCTACAAGAAAAATTTATGCAAAGAGCTAAAATGGTTGCCGATTCTAGAATTTATGAAGGCGTACATTTTCCGAGTGATAACAATTTTTCTGTATTTATAGTTCGACAAGTATTGGTTCCAGCTTTTGCAAAAAAATATTTACGATGAGACTTTATAATTTATACGGAAAACTTCAGTCTAAAAATGTCTCAAAGTACTTAATTAATTGGGATAAAAAATCGCGGTCTAAAATACAGTTCCAAGTCAAACAATTTTTACGGGACTATTGGTCTAATCAGATTGTTTATGAAGAGTTTCCTGTATACGGCTCGCGTATGACTGTAGATATTTTAAACGCGACTAAAAAAATCGCAATCGAAGTCCAAGGCAAACAGCATACTGAATTTAACAAATTCTTTCATAATAATTCACGGGCGGATTATTTAAATGGTATTAAAAGAGACCTACAGAAAGCTGATTGGCTTGAAAGAAATAATTTCACTTTAATTGAGATTAACGAGGATGAAGTGAATAGTCTGACTAAATCTTTCTTCGAAAAGAATTTTCAGGTTAAATTATAGCCAACGCGAATTTTTTCATTGAGCGGCTTGTCCTATTCGGGTAGATTTCAAGGTCTATTTTTTCTTGACCTTTTTCGATGTTAATGTTAAATTCTGAGGACGGTATGTTATGAACAAAGACGGAGCAATTTTTTCCAAGCAGATTGAAAGACATGTTTTAGGTGGTTTAATCAAACACCCAAAGATATTTTCTGATATTGATAGATTTATTGAAGAGAAGGATTTTTATACTGATTTACATAGTACAATTTTTTGTGTGATTAGGAGTATTATCTCCAACAATAAAGAGATAGACAAAGTTTTAATTTCAGAAAAGATAACTAATTTAGGAATTACTTTTGAACAGCCTATTGATATTTATAGATATGTAGATGACATATCAGCTACTCAAATTGAACCATCAGCGGTTGTTGAAGCTTCAAAGGAGTTATTAAAATATCGGATTCGGCGCGAGATTATGGAGTCAGCTTTAGATATAGCAGACTACACAAGAAAGTGCGGGACGAATTCCATCGATGAAATTATATCCACCTGTGATAAAATGTATTCTGATAGAATGCGTGGGTATAATTTTGATGATGAGCCAGTTAAACTTTTTGAAGGGCTTGTAGAACTGATTGAAGAAAGAGGAAATAATCCTCAAGAAGAAACGGGGCTACTTACACCTTACGAAGAATTTAATGACGCTTATGGAGGGTTAAGACCGGGAAATCTTTATTCTATTTGTTCGCGCTCGGGGCAAGGTAAAACCACTTGGATTAATGATATTTGTTGCAAAACAGCTTCTCTCAACAGCGTAAAAGCGTTGATGCTTGATACTGAAATGGAAACAGAGGATATCAAATTCCGAATGGCAGCGGCAGCTACAGGTGTAAACTCTTGGTATTTAGAAACCGGCAATTGGAGAAAAAATTCCGAGCTTGTAACAAGAGTTAGAGCGGGATTAAAAACGGTTGATGAAGATTCAGAGGTTTACCATGCAGCAATCGGAAACAAAACTATTGATGAAATTTGTTCGATAGTTAGACGCTGGTATTTAACCTATGTAGGTCGAGGTAATCCATGTGTTGTTGCTTACGATTATATTAAATTAACCGGCGAAAAGGTTAGCCAGAATTGGGCCGAGCATCAAGCCATTGGAGAAAAAACTGATAAACTTAAAAAGCTTTCAGAAGAAATTAATGCTCCGATCATAGTAGCTATGCAAGCGAACAGAGCGGGAGAAGGGGATAGTCCGGTTGATGACGCTTCGGTAATTTCTCTGTCAGATAGAGTCCAATGGTTCGTAAGCTTTTCAGCTATTTTTAGAAGAAAGACGCGGGAAGAAATGGCTCGGGACAATGAGTTTGATGAGAATGGCAACATAGTCCGAGATTACGGAACGCATAAGCTGGTTCCAGTAAAAACGAGATTCCAAGGAAGAAATGCTGCTGGTCATCAAGATTTAGTCAGAAGAACCCTTGACAATGGAACGGTCATATATGAAGATAATTGTCTATACTTCAATGTAAGAAATTTCAGCGTTGAAGAAAGGGGGTCTTTACGTGGTTTGGTGCGAGATAGGGAGGAGGTGTTCCTTGATGAAAACCCAAGTCAAAACGATGGAGAGATCGATGTATGATGTAAAAGAAATTTTGCTGTCTTTAGGGTATAGCAATATTTCGGAAGATAGTAAAAACTTTCGAATGAAGCCGATCTATAGGGACTCTAGCAGCGTGGGCGCATTGAGCGTTCGTAAAGACACTGGATATTTCATAGACTTTGGCAGGAATTTAAGAGGCAACATATATCAATTAATTAAATTATCTAAAGGTCTCAAGACTGTTGAAGAAGCAGAGGGGTGGTTGAAAGATAAGCCGTTTACGGAAACTAAAAGGCAAACCAGTAAACCTAAAGTTAAGCAATCAAAAATATTCAACAAAGACTGCTTAATAAAACTTAAACCTGATCATTCTTATTGGATTAATAGAGGGGTTAGTGAAAAAACCATAGCTTTGTTCGGCGGTGGTGTTATGAGTGATGGAAAAATGAAAGATAGATATGTTTTTCCAATCTTCAATTACCAAAAAGATTTAATAGGCGTTTCCGGAAGGTCGATAGTAGACAGCAAGATTAAATGGAAGCATATCGGGGATACAGGAGAATGGAAATACCCGTTGCAGTTAAATAATAAGATTATTCGCGAAGAGCGTAAAGTTATTCTTGTGGAAAGTATTGGGGATATGCTTTCCCTGTGGGACGCAGGAGTTAAAAATACTATTGTCAGTTTTGGCTTGAATATTAATGCAGCTATTGTAAGTTATTTGTTACGAGTGGATATCAACTGTATTTATATAGCTTTTAATAATGATGAAAATTTAGCTGGGAATCAAGCTGCTCAAAAAGCAGTAAATAAACTTTCTAGATATTTTGACGATCATCAAATTAAGGTTGCTATACCAGAAAAACAAATGTGCGACTTTGGTGATATGTCAATTGAAGAAATTTATTCATGGAAGAAAAAATATTATCAGCTTCAAAGCTAAAGACTTTTGAAGATTGCTCTTGGAAGTATTGGTGCAATTACGTGCTAAATATTCCATCGACTCAAAACGATGGCGCAGCCCGTGGTACTGCTTGCCATTTAGTTTTGGAGATGCTTCTTAACCCTCGTCATAAAAAATATTATGATAAGATTACAAAAGAAAATTCCATTTTAAATTGTCCTCAAATCGTAAGATTAGTTAGAAAATCTTTACGCAAAGACGGTCGGCAATTCGACACTGAAGATAATTTAAATATGTGTAGCGCAATGATTGATGTTGGGCTTCAATATGATTTTTTCGGAGAAAACGGCTTAATAGAAAGTCCGGAGCAAGATTTTTTATTAGAGAATGATGATCCACCATACAAGGTTCGCGGCTTTATTGATAAGCCAGTTCAATACCCTGATAAAAAATTTATTAAAATTGTCGATTATAAATCAAGCAAAAATAAATTTGAAGGCGAGGAGATAACCGCAAACATTCAGGCAATGGTATATGCTTTAGCGGCAAAAAGACTTTGGCCTAGCTTGGAGGATGTTATGGTTGAGTTTTTGTTTCTGAAATTTCCCAAGGATGCCGCGATGCAGTTCGAGCCAAGCTCAGATCAACTTGCTGGCTTCGAACATTATCTTTCTAGCGTTTACAAAGCTATTAATAATTACTCAGAAAAGGACGCGACATCTAACCTTGCCGCTGATAAACCCTTTCCTGCGAAAGATGAAGGGTTTAAGGGTAAACTGCTGTGCGGTTTTGCTAGTTATCCCGGCCAACTTAAAAAGAATGGCGATGTGATGTGGGCTTGTTCTTACAAATTTCCATTCGATTATTATACTATGGTTGACAAGGATGGAAAAGTTAAAGGGTCGGCGCTTACCGAAGATGAACTTTCTCCAAAAGAGGGTTGTGTCGTAGTTAAAAAACATTACGAAGGATGTCCCGCTCATCAAAATACGCAAACAAGCGATCCCAAAGACGACTTTGATTTTTGATTGACAACGCTTGATGCTTGTGATATATATAAGTCATGAAAGTTTTACCGCTGTTTAAGTCTCAATATTCGTTAGGTAGGAGTATTTTGACTTTAGAAGGCGCGGATGCTTCTGTTGAAGGCGGACCGGACTCTATCATCGATTTGGCTATCGCCAATAAGATGTCAAAAGTTTTCTTGGTGGAAGATTCTATGTCTGGTTTTTTGCAAGCTTATAAAAACCTTGCAGATCAAAAGATTAAACTCGCCTTTGGTCTTAGGATCACTGTTTGTCCAGACATTGATGAAAAAACTGAAGAGTCGAGACACAAATCTTGTAAGTATGTGCTTTTTTGTAAAAACGAAAATGGGTATCACGCTTTAATTAAAATTGCGAGCGATTCATCACGGCTTGGATTTTATCATGAACCAAGAATTGATTTTGCGACGTTGCAAAAATATTGGAACGACGATTTATCTTTATGTATTCCGTTTTACGACTCTTTCTTGCACAAGAATCTTTTAACTAATTCAGTTTGTATTCCGAATTTTGATTTTACACAGCCTACTTTCTTTTTCGAGGATAACGACTTGCCCTTTGACTTTCTTATACAGGATAAGCTGAAAGATTATTGCTCTAAGAATAATTATGATTTAATAAATGCTAAAAGTATTTTTTACGCGAAGAAGAAAGATTTCAAAGCTTACTTAACTTTTCGCTGCGTTAATAATCGCAGCACGTTAGACAAGCCAAACTTAGATCATATGGGTAGTGATGAATTTAGCTTAGAAAGCTGGGAGGCTTGTCAATGAAAAAGCTATCCAAACAAGAAAAAGCTCGTCGCCTTGAATTGGTATTAAAAGGTTATGAAAAAGGTTTGTCTTTAAAGCAAATAGCTGAAAGTGCTAATATTGGCTATCAATTACTTTCGACAACTTGCAAAGAAAACAACATTAAGAGTCCTAGACGGAAAATCTTTTATACTAGAGGAGAAGAAGAGGTTAGGCCATTTAGTGAGCTTTTAAAATTAAACAAAGAATATAAAAGTCTTTGTTCTTTAGGTTATGGTTCAATTGTAGGCGACGGATGCATTCACCGTCATACCCGCAATTATCGCAACAAGCCTTATCTGTATATTGGTCATGGCCCAGCTCAAAAAGAATATTTAAAATGGAAAAGTCTTCTTTGGTCTAAATTAATCAACGTGCAAATTACACCGCACCATAACACCGCACCCTCACAGAACAAGTATGGCGGCATGTGGCTATTTAGAACTCCGTCTACCGAAACTCTAAGGGAATTTAGAGAAGATTACGCGCAAGTAAAATACAAAAAGAAGAGCGCATTGAGGAAAAAGGATTTACGAGAAATAAAAGTTTTTTACCGGCCTGATGAGTTTTTAAATAATCTTGACGTTTATAAATTTTTATTTACGCTATTTATGGATGATGGAAGCACTCACTGGCAAACATTCCCACAGAGGTGTGTTGATATTTTATGGCAGAAGAGTGGCCGCGTAGGTAAAATGCCAAGCAATTGGAGAAAAACTAAACAGGGCAAAAAAGCTATTAGCCAAGCAAAAAAAGACGAGTCGCTACTATCTTTTTTTTATAAAAACGGAGCGAAGCTGGAGATTAGAATTAAACAAAAGCAAATGCTTGATAGCGAACTCTTAAGAATGCAGCGCTATTTAATTTCTCAAGGAATAGATTGCGGCCTTAACAGAGAGGATGGGTCGTATGTGTCAAACTACAAACAAATAAAAATTAATGACAAGTGGGTTGTTCGAGAAAAAAGGGCAGTAAGTATAAGATTTGATCCCGTCACCGTTCACAAACAATTAATACCAGAGTTTAGAAAAATCGCAGAAGAGTATGATTTCCCAAAAGACATGTTAGAATACAAATTAAAAAATTGCTCTTTAGAAGATTGTCAAAATGTTATAAAATGGAACCAGTTACCATTTTCAATTCGTTGTTGCCCAAAAGTCAAAAACCCACTTTAATAAAATGGACGAACACTTACTTAGATTCGACAAAGAAAAAACGTTAGTCTTTATCGACTGCGAAACTCTTAACCTATGCCTTAATTCGTGCCACAATCTTCCGTGGCAAATATCGATGCTAAAAGTAAAAGGTGATGAGTCCGTCGCTGAAAAAGACTTTTACTTGAAGTGGGACACTAATTTAAAAATTAGTGAAGGTGCAGCGCGTATCACTAGGTACAGTCAAAAAACGATAGACAAAAAAGGTGTAGCTCCAGAAGAAGTTTTCCCTACTGTGGAAGATTGGTTGGATAATTGTGATTATATTCTTGGGCATAATACTCTTGGTTTTGATGTTTACTTAATTAAAGATTACTACAAATATATGGGTAAAAGCTATACCCATTTGATGCCCAAATTCATAGACACTAATTGCGTTGCTAAAGGGGTCAAAATGGGCCTCAGTTACGCTCCTAACGACGATTTACTAGCTTATCAGTACAAGATGTACCACAAAAAACAAAAGGGCTTAAAAACGAATTTAACGGCGCTAGGCAAAGAATTTGAAATCGGTCATGATTACGATAATCTACATAATGCCATCGTTGATTTAAAATTAAATTTAAAAATATGGAATAAATTAAAGTGGCAAATTGAGATTTAATTAAGTATTTGACAGGCAATAATGTATTTGGTAGGCTAAAACATGGAATCGTTGGACTTTGTAATAGATTTAACAGAAAAGCTGGAGAAGCAAAATATTGATTATTTTCTTGTGGCTTTAAGAAAAAATGACAAGCATACCAAAGCGGATGTATTTTATAAATTGTCAGATAAACAATCTGGAATAAGCATGTGCAAAGTTTTAGATTCGCTGCCTGATAAAATTGAAGAAGATTTTCCCAAGAGAAGAAATGCGACAAACAAAAAACAAAAAAAGCGTCCAGCTAAAAAGAAAAGCTCCGCGAAAAAGACAGCTAAAAAGCCTTCAAAAAACGCGCCGCGCAAACGCGGAAGACCACGAAACCAAAATGACGGTAAGTGATTTTACAAAACAATTCGAAGGCGTAAAGTTAGACCTTCATGGAGTTAGACTTCCCTCTTTTGAAATTTCTGTAAATGACAAAAGAAAAAATCGCATTAGCGAAGATGCGGACAATTACGAGTTTCTTCGAAGGCTTTGTTTAAACAGGTTTGAAGAGCTTGGTTTAAATAAAGAAAATAAAGACTACGTTGATAGGGCAAAGCATGAACTCAAGATTCTTAAAGACCTTGGGTTCGTTGATTATATTTTATTGGTTTGGGACGTAATTAATTTTTGCAGAACGAATTCTATTCCAACTGGTCCGGGCCGTGGTAGCGCAGCGGGCAGTTTGGTTTTATATCTTATTGGCGTTACCAAAATCGATCCAGTTAAACATGGGTTATATTTTGAGAGATTCGTCTCTAAAATCCGCGCTAAAAAACAAGTAGTTGATGGCATTACTTATCTTGATGGTTCGTTAATGTGCGATGTGGATTTAGACATTTGTTATTCGAATCGGCAAAGAGTTTTGCAATACTTGGAGGATAAGTTCGAAGGGAAGACTAGCAAGATTTTAACTTTTAACACTCTAAGCACAAAGCTTTTAATTAAAGAGTGCGGTAAAATCGTTGGCGAAAAAACCGAAACAGAAATGAATGAGGTTTCCGCCATGATCCCTAAAACTTTTGGACAAGTTAAAGACCTCGCAGAGTCTTACGAAGAAGTTGAAGAATTTAGAAACTGGTGCAATGAGAATCAAGAGGTTTATGATATTGCATTAAAATTACGTAAACTAGTTAAGAATAAAGGCGTACACCCTTCTGCGGTTTCTATTTCCTATAACCCGATTGAAGAAAGCTGCCCGACAGAGCTTACCTCTGACAAAAAGAGCTTTGTGTCATCGTTTGATATGAATTGGGTGTCTGAATTTAATGTAAAATTAGACATCCTTGGACTGCGTAGTGTTTCCGTGGTTAATCTAGCTTGTGAAACTATTGGCATTAAAGTCGAAGATATTAATTTAGATGATCCATTTATTTATCAGCAACTTCAAGATTTAAAAACGCCTCACGGACTGTTTCAAATCGAAGCGGACACAAACTTCTCAGTGTGCCGCAAGGTCAAACCTAAAACATTAAATGAGTTAAGCGCGGTTATTGCGTTGGCAAGACCGGGAGCTTTAGCCTTTGTAGATCAATACGCTAATTATACCAATAATGATGTATGTGAACCTATTCACCCCTTCTTTGACGAGATTTTATCTCAAACGGGAGGGGTAGCTCTATACCAAGAGCAGTTGATGAAAATGGCGAACAAAATTGGCTTTACGTTAGACGAGTCGGAAATTTTACGGCGAATCGTTGGTAAGAAAAAGGTATCTGAGGTTCGAAAGTGGAAGAAGAAAATCAGCGAAAAAATCGCAGAAAATAATCTTGCTCCCGAGATCGGTGAAACTGTTTGGAATATTCTTGAAGATTCTGCAAACTATTCTTTTAATAAGTCTCACTCTATTTCCTACGCGGCATTAGCAGCGGCGATGATTTATTTAAAGTTTAAACATCCCAAAGAATTCTTTTTAAGCTTGCTTAAGATGACTCGTTATGAGCAAGACCCGATTAAAGAAATCTCAAAAATTCATAAAGAGCTTGCTTACTTTGGCGTAGAGTTACTGCCTCCGCATTTAATTAAATCTAAAATGGATTTTTCTATTGAGGGTGATAACATTAGATTCGGCCTTCTTTCAATCAAGGGTATCTCTGATAAATCAATGGAGAAGCTCAACGACTTTAAAAATGAGTATTCTAATAAGTTTGAGATTTTTAAAGCGGCAGAAGAAGCGGGGATCGGAATTTCTGTATTGTGCCCCTTGATTCAAGCAGGAGCTTTGGAAGGCTTTGCACAGTCTAGAACAAAGGTTGTTTATGAGGCTCAGTTGTGGAGCGTATTAACTGACAGAGAAAAGAACTTGGCTATTCCGTTAGCTGAAGAATTCGATTTTGATTTAGTCGCTGTAGTAAAACACTTGTCTGAAAAAACAGACGCAAAAGGAAAAGAGGTGATTAAAGCCAGTAGAATGGAAACGATCAGAAAAAAGATTACTCCTTATAAAGAAATTTATAACATTAACAAGGTGTCTGAAAACTTTGCCAACTGGTACTACGAAAACGAATTACTTGGCTATACATACGGGATATCACTAATGGACATATTTTCTAAGAGCGAATCTGATCTAATACAGATTTCAGACATGGAAGATTTAGATAACAATG